TGTATTCCAGTTCCCCATGATGGTGGCGGTGTCGCTTGCGCCAAACCACCCGCTTCTGTCGTGGTTTCGTATCATAGCTTACTCACAGCCTTTTCAAGCGCGTCCAGCTTTGCAAAATAACCCATCAACTGCACAAGCTGTTTTTCGTTGATCCCAAGTCCCCGAAGCAGGTCGTTGTGGTCAAGCCCGTTTCGTTCTTTCATGGTGATTAGCCTTTCCAGTCTCTCCTTTATGGCAAAGATACTGTGACGGCTCAAATCGTCATCACCATCGTCTCCGTCACCTTCTGCCCAAAGGTCAAACCCAAGACCGGTACGCACGGCAACACCTTTAACGAAAGCTCTCGCCAGCGCGTTGTTTATGCGAAGTTGGTTCAACGTATCCTCATATACCACAAGGGACCCGTTCAGCAGAGGCATGTCGTAGGAAAACTCCAAATCGTCAATGTGGATTTCAACAGACACAAACCAGCATTCTGTAATCCTTCCTTTACTGGTAGTAATTTTGGCCTGCGGCCACAGGTATGTATTCGTTTCCGGGCACCTACGAGGGGCGTACCACACGCTGGATGCTCCGTTTTCGTGGAGCAACTTCGCGCACTTTGCCCAGCTCAAATAAGGGACCTTGATAACATTACCCTTCTCGTCCTTTGCGTCGCGAAGATCGCAAAACGGCTTTACATCCACCTGTATCAACTCGTTAAATGATTTCAGCATTATTCTTCCGCCTTTCCCACATACTCATTTCTGTTCCTCCCATGCGTCCCTCGCTTCAATGCAGCAATCGCACCCCACGATGACGCCGTCCTTGTTCTTGTAGTAGGTGTCCGTCTCCTCCCCACACACGGGGCAGACGGGCAGATCGTAGTCCTTCGGCTCTAAGGGCCGCTCCGGTTCCCAATACTGCATCACGCTTCTCATACCGGTCGACCCGCCGCTTTCAGCACGTCCCGCATCGGCTTTCTGGCCTTGAGGATGGACATGGCCCGCGCCGTGTCCCGCCTGTACTGCCGGTACAGGTCTCCCAGCTCCTCCGTCTGGTAGTATCCCTCGCCGTCGTTGCAGATCATCACGCCCTGCCGCTTGGCTTCGCTGACGGCCTTGCGCATCATCCGGTCAGAGGTCTGCATCGCCGCCGCCAGCTCCGCACGGCTGATGGCGTTTCGCCGCCCGTGGGGAATCAGCGCCGCAATGCGCTCCGTTTCCGCCGTCCGCTGGGGGATGTCGGCCTTGTCCTCGTCGCCGTACAGATATGCCCGCCTGGTACGCAGCGCTGCCTCCAGCGCCGTCAGCACCTCCTCCGTGGGCAGACACACGCCGTTTTCAAACCGGCTTACCATGCAGGTGTCGATACGGGGGTCCACCAGCTTCAGCACACCGCTGACCGCCTCCTGCGTCAGGCCCAGCTCCAGCCGCCGTTCCTTCAATCGGTTCATCGTCCTTCCCTCTTTCTTTTTATCACCATTTTGGCCCTCTCGCGCCTTGCGTTGTTCATGCTGTAAAAGTCGATCTCGCTGTACGCCGCGTACTCCTCGCACTGTCCGTGGCACTTCGGGTGTCTGCTCCGGCAGTCCTTGCAGGGCGTGCCCACTCTGTTCGTCAGACCTACCATTCCCAATGCACCATTGCTTTCACCACACCGGCCTGCGCCGCCTCCTCGTGGGTCATCAGCACGTCCACCGTGTAGCCGTACACTCCGGTGTCGGCTGCTATGTACTCCTTGCCTCCGATAGTCACGGTGCTGCCCAGCGGGATAATATCCGGGTCAACCGCCACCTGCACCGCAGCGGGCAGGGGAGGGGGGACGTCCTCCGGCTCCTGTGCCTCCGGCAGCGTCAGCGCCCAGAGGAGGATACCGATGATCAGCAGGATCATCAAAGCGTTGAGGATCCAGAGCCGCCTGTTCCACCGCCGCTCCCAGCAGCGCTGGGAATACTCCCGCGCCCGCCTGTTCCGCTCTCTCATCGTCCCAGCGCCTCCACGCCCTTGACGATGGCCCAGCTCAGCCACGCCGCGCCGATAAACGCCAGCGCCCATGCAAACGCGCTCATTCCTCCACCGTCCTTTCCGCGATCCATGCGTCCAGCTGCTTCTTGAAGATCTGGAACACAGGGCTTCGCTCCATCTCGATCACGATCCCGAAGGGATACACCCCCTGCTTGATGCCCTGCCGCAGCGTATCCGGCGATATGCTTAACCCGCGATCCCGCAGGTACTGTGCTGCGTCCTGCGGCGTCAGCGTTGCGATCCTGCTCATTTCAGCGCACCTCCGTCCACCGCCGCGCACAGCGTGTCGCACAGATTCTTGCAGGGGCAGGAGGGGCAATCGCACTCCAGCGGGCTTTTGTTCTCGCACAGCGCGTCCGTCCGTGCCAGGAAAACGCTTTCCAGCGCCCTGTACTCGTCTCTGCTCATTTCTTTCTCCTCTCGATGATGGCATCCAGCGCATTTTCCATGCGCTTCTGGATGTCCTTCGGCTTCTTCACGCCGTTCAGAATCTGGCACACATACGCCTTTCCGATCCCCAGCTCCGCGCCCAGCTCGGCGTAGGTAATGCGGTTGTTGTGCATCCTCCCGATCAGGCGTCCCGTCCATGCTTCCGGCATTTCTTATCTCCTTTCAAATTTATAGTTGCAAAAGTTTACTTTTCGTGATACCATAAAGTTGCCACACATCATGCATCACGACTGGCAGTGCCATCTGCGCTGCCTCATCAGCCTTTCGGCCCGCTTCCAACGGGCCGTCTCACCACCACCGCCTTTCTGCGAACTCTAACTTTTCTAACCGATGATGCTATTATACGGCTTGTAAAGTTAACAGTCAAGAAGGTGGCGTTAACTTTTCTAACTCTGTATGTTTGCACAACAAGGGGGTGTCATAATTGACCACTTTCTACAAAAACTTTCTTGCGCTTTGCGCTGTTATTCGCAAAAGTCCATCTTATGTTTGCCGTGAAATTGGCCTGTCTAACGCAGCGGCCAGCGGGTGGAAAAAGGGAAAAGTCCCGTCAGACGTAACACTTGAAAAATTGGCTGACTATTTTTGTGTTCCGGTCAAAACCTTGACCGCTTGGCAAAAAGAAACCGCGCCCACCGTTACCGATGAGCGCGATCTTGAAATGCTGTCTCTGCTGTCCCGCCTTACGCCGGAGCAGAAGGAGATGCTTCTTCTCCAGATAAAAGGGCTTTTGCCGCCGCAAGAATAATGTCCTTCTCCGTTTCTCCAAGCTGTACAAACATCTCCATTAGTTTTTTGTCCATTTTCTTCCCCTCTCTTTCGTCAAATCGCATAGTTTTTTTGCTCCGTGTTTGGCTATATATCCAAATTTATTTTCTTAACTTGTTTACATTCCGTGCAGTTTGTATAATGTTGTCTGGGAGGTGGTGAACAAATGGATTCTCAAGATAACGTCAGATACCAGTTAAAGGGTATGTCAACGTTCCCGCCTGTTGAAAACCGCGCGACCAGTCCGCCCCCAGTTGCACCAAAAAAGAAAAAATCGCATTGGCAAGCTGTCTTGTGTGCATTGATAATCCTTGCCGCCTATATGTGCGGAGACTACTTCGGGCATGATCGGGGGTATACCCAAGGAAAAACAGATACGTATGACATTGCATACGCCAAAGGGAAAGATGCCGGATATACTACAGGTTATGACGACGGCTACGACAACGGGTATTCAGACGGGGAAAAATACGGTCGCGCAGCCGAAATTTCGAAGAACTTAAGGAACAGAATTAAAACGAACAGTTCTCCGCAAGTTACATATGACTACACGGTTTATATTACTGCCACCGGGTCGAAATACCACAGGTGGGGGTGCCAATACTTAAAAGAGAGCTGTTACTACCTGTTGCGTTCAGATGCAATCTCCAGAGGCTATACGCCCTGCTCTGTATGTAACCCATAAACAATGCGCCCCCGCCGCCTCCGCAACGGCGGCGGGGGCTTACAGCAGACACACCAACCATCACGCGCACCTGCTGCGGCTTCACCGTAACAAAACCGCATTAGGCAGGTCAACGCCAAAACGTGGCAGACCGCCCCGCCGCACCAAACCGAAACAGGGCAGGTCTCGCCCAGTTGAGGGAGGAACGAATAATCATGGAACAATCTTTACAGGAGCTTTGCAGAGAAGCAAAATACCGAGAAAAGATGACGGCGCAGGACATATCCGACTATTCCGACGTTCCGCTGTCCAGCGTCAACAATTTTTTTGCAGCCTCTTCCAAAATGCCGTCTATCTACACCGCTGGCCCCATCTGCCGCGTCCTCGGTGTGTCGATAGACGCTTTTTTTCATATTCGGCCATCGCCCGATCCGTCCATAGAAGCGCAGCTTGCCCACGAACAGGAGATGAACCAGCTCCGCGTCAGAGCCATACGCCACAAGAATTATCTGATCCTCGGCCTGATGATCCTGCTTGCCATCACCCTGGCATACGGCATTACCATTGATATGCTGGACCCCAACATGGGGCTGTTTCGGGAATAAAACATTTGTTCTGTTTGTTTGCTGCCATTGTACATGACAAGCCTCTTGTTTTCAATCGTCAAGATTTACAAGATTCTTGTTTCTTCTTTGTGAGGTGTCTCTATGTCTACTTGTATTAAATGCGGCGTCCAACTGGTCCCGAATGCCGTTTATTGCCATATCTGCGGGAAAAAGCAGGTCACGGCCTCTCGTAAGGCGCTGAAACGCCCCAACGGGTCCGGCACGGTGTATAAGCTGGGTGGGCGGCGGTCCCGGCCTTGGGTCGCCGCAAAAGACGGCGTGTATATTGGGTACTACGAGCGGAAGACGGATGCGCTGGCCGCACTGGATCGGCTGGCAGGCCGTCCGCTGGAGGAAAAGTTCAATATGACCTTTTCCGAAGTGTTTACAGAATGGAAAGCCGAACACTATCGGGAGATAGGGGAGAAGGGCGTGGAATCCTATGACAGAGCCTACGCCGTATGTGCGCCGCTGCACAATAAGAAATTCCGCGACCTGCGCACAAAGGACTTTCAAGCCATCATCGACAGCAACATGGCAAAGTCCAACTCCACGCTGTCCAAATACAAGCAGCTCATGACTCAGATGGCCCGCTGGGCCGTCCGTGAGGAGATCGCCACCACCGACTTTGCCAAATATGTCAAGCTGCCCCAGCAGGTAAAAAAAGAAAAAGCCATCTTTACAGATGACGAAATCGCGCTATTGGAAAAAGACGGCTCCGACGCCGCCAAAATCGCCCTTATGATGATTTACACCGGTATGCGCATCGGTGAATTGTTCTCTCTGCCGCTGAAAGACTACCATGAATCGTATGTGATCGGCGGCGAAAAGACAAAGGCAGGTAGAGACCGCGTCATTCCCATCCGCCCGGAGGGGAGGAAGTATTTTACATACTTCGCCTCCCGCGCCACCGGCGACCTGCTCATTTCCGGCTACGATGGGCAGCGCATCCCCGCCAATTACCGCACCCGTGATTTTTACCCCCTGCTGAAAAAGCTCGGTATCCCAAAGCACACGCCCCACGCCACGCGCCACACTTACGCAACGTGGGCAAGAAATGCAGGAATCCAGCAGGAGATTTTGCAGAAGATCATCGGTCACGCAAGCTTCTCCACCACGGCGGATATTTACATCCATGCAGATGCGGAAAAGCTCATCTCCGCCGTTGAATCTGCAAGTAATTTGTAAGTAACCGAAAAAACCTAAAACCGCTTAACACGGATTTATGTTTTTTGTTTTCCATGAAACATTATCAAAACGCCGCGAAAAACACACACAAACGTTGTAAATTTCAGTTGTCCATATTTCACACGCAGGAGGTCACTGGTTCGAGTCCAGCAGTCTCCACCAAAAAAATCCCTGTAACCGCAACGGTTACAGGGATTTTCTTATTTCCTCCAAAACACGTTTGTAAGTAACGTGTAAGCAACGTTACCCGTTCTCAACAACGTGCATTGCCTGCCGCAGCGCTTCCTTTACGTTGGGATCGTCGGTGTCCTGCATCATGCGCTCGATCAGATCCTTTGCCTTGCCCTCATCACGGCTGTACCGGCCCATAGAATCCCTCTTGCGCCGATACGAGCTGCCTCTGTTGTAGGCGGTGCGCCCGGAAGACCAGTCGCGGGAATAGCCGTCATCGCGGGAATACCCATCATCGCGGCTGTAGTCGCCGCTTTCAAACATGGCGATTTTGTCAATGTTCTTGATGGACGATGCCAGCTTGTGGATGGCATCCAGGTCAGCAGCGCTCAGCTCCCGCTGGCCGGAAAACTCAGACAGCTCCTCACACAGCATCTCCCGGATACCGAAAAGCTCCTTCATGTTCATGTTGCCCCTCCTTTCAGCAGACGCGCTCCACGATCATGTTGCTATTGGCAAAGCTGATCGCCTGAGCGCTGGTGTTCTCCATCGCCACCGTTACGCAGCAGCCCTTCGGCACGTCCACGTTGGCAGCGACATAGATGTTGAAATAGTTCTCCACGGCGGCGGGCGTTACTGTCGCCACGGCGCTGGTCAGCGGCTCACCGTTGATAGCCAGCGCGGCGGAGATTGCACCCACCGTGCCGCCTGTGGGGATGGCAATGTTTCCGCCGAAGGACACGCGGAACCGTGCCTTACACTGGTTTGTCAGGCCGCGCAGGAACACCTGCCCGCTGCCCTCGCGGTGTACGATGCAGGACTTGCCCGCAACGGCAGTTTCCGTCAGAGGCACATTCTGTCCGGCAGGTACGGTAACAATGTTGGTATTTACGTATTCAGCCAAAATACTCACTCCTTTCAAAATGCAGACGGCGGAGCTATTGCCCCGCCGCCTTTCAATATCAGCCCGGAGCTGAACAATTTCCGTTTTGGAAATAGATTCCTATGCAGTTGTCAGCAGCCGGAGCAGCCGGAGCAGCCGGTGTAGCTGCCAGCCCACGGGTTGCAGGATGCATATGCCGGGATGGGCGTAGGCCGCAGCTGGGAGATCAGGTAGTTGTTTTGCGCAGCCTGAGACGCGGCCAGACGCAGCTCCTGATTTGCGCTCTCCAGATCGCGCATCTTGGAGTTGGTCAGGAAGTCCAGGATGGCGCGGCTATTGGCGTTCTGGTTCTCCACGATGTCGCGGGTGGCGTTCTGCACGGTGTTCCGCGTGTCACACGCCTGCGTCGCCATGTCATAGCGCACCTGCGCAACGGCGGCTCTGTTCTCGCAGCAGCAGTTTGCCGCCTGCATCTGCATAGCGCTGAGCTGCTGCATCAGCGCCGCCTGCTGGTTGGCGCGGGACAGCTCGGCATTGCCGAAGCCGGTCAACAGCGTGTTGTTCACGGCATAGAAGCCGTCGCACAGCCCGCCGTTGATGAGATCCATCTTGCGCTCGATGTTGGAGAAGTCGGAGGCCAGCACATAGCCGTCCACCACGCCGCCGGAATTGCCAGCGTTGTTGCCCCAGCCGTTGCCGCCCCAGCCGCAGAACGCAAACAGGAACAGGATGATGAGGAACCACGCGCCGTCACCGCCAAAGCCAAAGCCGTTACCGCTGCCATTGGCAGGGGCCACAGGCATGGTCATGGTGGGCATACCTTCGGAAAGAGACATAGTATCACTCCTTTTTATTGATGTAATTTATCTGAATCGCGGCCACGATCAAGAAACAAGTTATGTTTCGTCTTGTGTTTTTGCTTAGGCCTTGTTTGAAAAATAAAAGTTGCACAAGAAACCAAGTTATGCGAAGCTATGAGCATGAAACGATATGAATTAACAAAAGAACAATGGGAACGAATCAAGCCGCTGCTGCCACCGGAAGAAACGGGAAAGCGGGGTCGTCCCCGGAAGGATAACCGGATCATGCTCAACGGAATGCTCTGGATCGTCCGGAGCGGTGCGCAGTGGCGTGAGCTGCCGGAGACCTATGGCCCTTGGCAGTCTATATACGCCCGATTCGCCAAATGGCGGGATGACGGCACTCTGGAAGCGGTATTCCACACACTGTCTGCGGACGCGGATATGGAGAACCTGAGCATGGACTCCACTTGCGTAAAAGTGCATGAAAGCGCAAATGGCGGGGAAAAAAACGGCGGATAAGGCGGTTGGCCGTACCAAAGGCGGGTGGAACACAAAACTCCACGCTGTCGTAGACGGTCTGGGAAACCCGGTGGAGTTCCTTCTCTCCGCTGGAAATGACCACGATTCGGTTCACGCTGTTGAACTGCTGAAAAAGGTCAGAATCGGCGGGAGTGCCGTGCTGGCAGACCGGGCCTATGGTGCCCGGACGATTCGGGAATATATCTCAGCGCACGGGGCCAGCTATGTGATCCCGCCGCAAAGCAACGTTTCCAATCCCTGGCCGGTTGACTGGCATCTGTATAAAGAGCGCCATCTGGTGGAGTGTTTTTTCCAGAAAATCAAGTGGTTTCGCAGAATCGCCACCAGATATGACAAGTCGGATGCTTCCTTCCTGGCCTTTGTGTATCTTGCCTCCATCGCTATTTTGTTGCTTTAGCACAATCTCCGCCTTTTTTCAAACAAGCCCTAGACTTTGCTTATTCCATCAGACTTTGAAATTGCTTCGCCATCTGCTGGAGCTGGTTCAACTGCTGCTGCGTGAGCTTGCCGCTTTGCAGCAGTTTCTCCACCTCTGCCTTGGGGTCGCCCTGGAAATTCGCCTTGAACTGTTTGAACTGCTGCACCATCTGCATAAAGCCGTTGCCGCCGCCCATTGCCCCGAAAAACGGATTATTCATCGCTCTTTTCCTCCTTGCGCTTCTTGCCCTTCATTTCGCTCACAAGCGCTGCCAGCGCGTCGAACTCCTTACGGGTCACATATTCCGCAGCGGGCGCTTTCTGCGTGTCAGGAGCGCTTGCAAGCCGCTCCACGAGGTCATAGACCTTGAGCGTCGGCTTGCCGCTTGCATCGGCCTGTTTCAGATACACCGTGGGAGCCGTCGAATCCCACAGTGCCACCGCCGCATTGGGCGCGACCATCCAGCTTCTTGCCTCCTGTTCGCCGGATACCCACTGCACGCCGCTCTGCGGCAGAGGATTTTGCGGCATCGGCGGAATGGCCTGCATCTGCTGCTGCCTCAGCTGGGCGAGGTTGTCCTGCATCGGCGGCATATAGGGGTTTCCGTAGTATGGATAGTTCATGCTTCATCCGTCCTTTCCCAGTAATACAAGGGTGTTTCGGCTCCGGAATCCCATGTGTCGTGCCAGTCTCCGTCTATCACGCACACCACATGGGACACCAGCGCCAGCAGATATGTACCACGCGGGTGATCCATTGCAAAATCACTCACGGAATAGCTGTCCGAACAGTCATCCGGGATAATATGCCGTGTAAAGCCCAGCTTCTTGAGATACGCGCCCCACACGGTGTTGGCGCTGGGCATATCCGCAAGTGCCAGACCCTGCATACAAAGCTGCACATACGTCTCATGCCAGCCCTGCCCCGTGGCGCGGCAGATCGCGCGAACAGGACAGTCTCCCACGTTCTTGCCGGAGGGATTCGGGTTATACCATACGAACATCACGACCACCTCTCTTTACCGCCAGCATACGGCAGATATCGCCGGAGAAAGCGTCAAGAAAAGGGCGAAAAAGTGCGTGAACATAAGAAAAAAAGACACACCTACACGGTGTGTCTTTTTTCTGCTCTCAGGCCGTCGGCCATTTTTTTGTATGCGGTACGGCGGCGGCGCTTTACGCCGTCAACCGATACGTTCATACGGAACGCCTGCTCCACGCAGCTTCGTCCCCGCACGTCGCATTCCGCGATACACTGTGCCTCCTCCTGCGGCAAGTCAAAAGATTGGATCCACGCGATAGCTCTCTTGGGTGCCATGCTATGCAGCATAGCCCGTATTTCACGGTGCTCCTGGTTCATCCTGCTTTACGCAGGCTTGCGGATCGCCTTGCGGCGGGATGGTGCCATAGGATGGTTGCCCTATCGCCCGTTGCTCCTTTCCTTGATTTACGGTGCTCGCCACCGGTTTTTCAATTCCTTCACGGACTCGACGCCCTGCTCATTTTTCATGATGGCCTCCACGCCCTGTCGCACGTCTGACTCCTCATAGCCGTGCTCCAGCATCTCCTTATAGATCAGCCGCGCCGTCTCGGTGTCTTTGTCCTTCTGCGCCCGGTACAGCAGCTCGCACCACCGTTTTCGGTTCCCGGCGCTCCTGTCCATGCGATAGATCGCTTTTTCCATCTCAAACATTACCCGCACATTCCCTGTGTCGTTTGCGATGCTGCGAGCGATAGACCACATGTCGCGCCCCATGTTCCCAACGCTGATTCCAAAAACCTTGCTGCACATGAGCATGACCTGTTTCAGGTTGTAGGCCGTGGTGGTTTTTGAATCCCCGCCCAAGCCCTTGATAAAGGTTTTGGACGTTCTGATAATATCGTCTGCCGCCGCTGCATCCATACGGTCAACGGTGTAGCCCTGCAAGATAGACAAAATGTCCTTCAGGTACGGAATACGGCCTACCGGGTTTATGTTGCTGATAAGGTTTCCCCCCAGCACAACATTTTTCACGGCTTCGCCCGCATTTTTTTCATCACCGGAATAGCCGGTAAATGCTTCCAGAATACGTTCCGCCCAGTTCTTATCCTTGTCATCGTCCCGCAGGCCGTCCACAATGGACTGCGCCAGTGCGTTCACCACGTCCGTCACCAGCAATGCGCCTACAGACCGCTTCAGCTGCTTCAGCGCCTTGCTGCGCTTATGCGGATTCGTTTCATACACCCATGCGTCGTAGGCCCGCATTAGGACGTTCAGGCTTTTCAGCGGCTCACCCATGAAAGACGTGGCCTGCCGCGTCAATGCGTCGCTGTCCCGCATGATCTGCGTGCGCTGCATAACGCCGTCCACCACCTGCGTCTGGTCGATCACATCCGTGAACAGCTCCGCCACCTGCCGGTAATACGCATCGCTGCCTACTTCCGTGTTTGTGTTTGCTGCCACCTGCCATTCGCAGGCGTTCCAGATTTTGCCCCACGTCACCGCGTCGGCCTTTCCGGCCAGTGCCATGCTCTTGTCGTTCAGCCATTCCCGCACGTTTCCGTCTGAACCGTATACCTCACGCGAAATGGTGTACCGGCTGCCCTGGTCAAAGCCGGATGTATCCTTGATCCCCGCAATAGCCGCCCACTTTCTGGCCTTGTCCCATCCGTTCCCAGCCGTCGCGCCTTTCGTAAGGCCCTTTGTCATGTTCTCCGGCTCCAGCACCACAGCCGCACGACAGTATGCCGTAGGCTGCTGGATGATCACACGCAGGTTCGCGCCAACCGCTGCGCCTTTCGTATTGCCCACGATGCGTTCCACGGTCCTTGTGGTAGAGCTGGCGCTTTTTACCATGCCGCTCTGCACATCCCGCATCAGGTTCCGCCAATAGCTCTGGGCCGCGTCGCCGTACACGCCGGACAGGACCTGCCGCACATTCTTCCCGGTCAGGTTGCCCATGCTGTCCCTGTACCGGTAGTTGTACAGACGGTTGATGTCCTCCATTGGAGCCAACAGTGTGGCATACTTGATCATATCGCTGGCGTTCTGCGCAAACACGTCATACGCGCCGCCGATGTCCAGCGCATTGCTGGCATTGGGGGTCAGGGCCTTTGCGCTGCCCATGTTCTTGATCGACCGTGCGTTGTCCGCGTCCTTCTCCACGCTGGAGGCCACCGCATCCTTTGCAGCCTTGATGGGCCAGTAATTCTCCTCCTTGAACTTACGGTAGCCGTAGACCTGCATACTGGCCTCGTTGCCCCACTCCGCCAGTTTTGTGCTTGCCAGTTTTTGCAGACCGTTTGCCACTTTGATCTGCTCAGGCGTCAGCACGGAGGTGATGGCCTTGATGTCCTCCTCCGTCAGCAGAATGTTGTCGTTCCCGCGCGGGATCGCCTTCAGCTTACCGTTCCGCTGGATTTCCGGCTGCACAATGCCGCCCACCGTCAGATGGTGCATAGCCTGTTCGCCGCGCCGCGCCAAATTGTACAGGTTCATGATCTGGTCGCTGGTCAGCGTCAGCTCCACGCCCCTGCCGGTGGTGAAGGTGTGTCGTTCAAACCGGTTTTTATACACGTCCGCATCCAGAAATTTTTTCGCCGCATTCCGCAGATCCATCAGCATCACGTGCTCTCGGTCCTGCGCGTTCCGCAGCGTTCGGTATACCTGCATGCCGCCGTCGCCGTAGGCGGAGAAGAACGTATACGGATCTGCCATGTCCAGCGAAATTTTCCGGTTTCTCCGCTTCCGGCTCATGCTGCCCATCATAAGGCTTTCCGCCCACTCGCTGGTCCGTGCGTACTTCTGATTGGCAAGCGTCCGGTCGTAGCTGGTCAGCGTGGTCTCGATAGCACGCACCGTGTTCCACACGGTCTCCAGCTCCGTCACATTCATGTCAGCAATGCGCTTGCCGCCCAGCGCGGACAGAGAATCCAGCAGACCGCCGCTTTCCGTCAGCGCCGGGTCTACCACCATATTCCCCTCGTTGTCCAGAATATCATCATAGATCTGCTTGAGCCGGTCTGCCTCCAGCGTCCTTCTGGTGGGGTCGCCGTCCGCGTTTTTCCGCAGCCGCCCATTTTCGTCGTAGCTGTTCGCGCTCTCCAGGTTAATATTCCGCAGCAGGGCCGCCACCACTACGCGCAGCTCCTCCGGAATGTGCTGCTTGTCCGTGGGATTCACCAGTTTGCGGGAGATTGCGCCGGTGTGCCGTGCGATCCGCGCCCGCATCGCCGTTGCCTTCCGTTTTTCGCTGCCCTTCTTGGTCTTCTCGTTGTACTTCTTCCGCAGCGCGTTTACGTCGTCCCGGCGCTTCTGCCGCTCGCGGGACAGCATCTCACGCACACGACCGACGGCCTCCTGCTTCTCCAGCGCACGCCTGTCTGCATACGTTTTCTTCTGCCGCACCTGATCGGAGATCATGCCGTCGATCAGCTGATTGGCGATCTCCTGCACCGCCGCATCCCTGTATCCCTCAAAGGGATTGTGGTAAACGCTGTCAAGGCCATCCAGCACATCCCCGATTTGCAGTAGCTTGTCCGCCTCCGTATGCACGTCGCTTGGGAAATAGCCCTCGCCGAACATCTCCGTCAGCTCGCCATACACGGTATCCACAGACGTGCCATTGGACTTGTTCAGTTTCAGCGTTCCCATGTGGCTCTTTCGAAAATCGCCGTAGTTTGCCATGTCCCCGCCGAACTGGATGGTCTGCCGCTTCAAATAGTCCCGAATTTCCAGCAGCTCCGCGCCGTACTCCGTCAGCTCAGAGGTGTTGTCCACAATGGCCTTTGCCACGGCCTTGGCGTGGGGCATCAGATCCTCCATCGTCACGTCCCGCTTCATCACAGCCTTGGCAAGCGCGTCCATCTCGCTTTGCACGTCCGCGTATTTCACATCGCTGCCGTACTCGCGGATGAGATTCTGCCCCAGCTTTTTCACGTCCCGCAGCACCACGGACGGTTCCTTGCTGATGCGCATCTCGCCTTTCAGCTCCTGTACCCGCTGCTTCAGCGCCTCGTTCTGCTTGGCCAGCGCGTTTCGCTCCTTCTTGAGATCCCGCGCCTCGCGCTCCACCCCCGCCGTTGCTTTCAGAGAAAACCTCGCATTTTCCACGCTGTTGACGGCATCCAGTCGGGCTTTTTCATCGCCGCTTGCGTATTCGATCATCCTAACACCGGCGTTTTCCAACGCTGCCTTTACCTCTGCGCTGGCGTCGTTAGGGATGACCGCCGCCAACACCTCATCAAATCCAACGGCTCTCTGTGGCTTCGCCTCAAAATACCCCGTCGGCATATTGGAAATATCCTGTGCCAACCGCAGCACTTTTTCCGCTGTGTCCGGTTTAATTTGCAGCGTGGGGTAAGTACGAAGTTCTTTGTCAATAGCCGCCACAGTCCGTTTTGTACGCAGCGTCTCTACAATAGCCGACGCCGCATCGTCTGATGCGATAAACTCATTCCTTGCTGCAGGATCCTTAATCTCGTTGGTCAACTCCGCAAGGCGTTCAGAATACTTCTGCCGGATAGCACTGTATTCTTCTTCGGTCATTTTCTGCAAACGCCCAGAATCTCTTTTGATGTCAGCAATAGAGCCGTAATCCTTTGACGCAACACCCCAAATTGCCTGGCCGCCAAAGAATGTGTTGGCACCCTTCTGATCGCCTTGCTTCATCGCTTTAACAATGTTTTCCAGCGTGATCTCATAGTGCGTTGCCGAAAAACTCCTGCGATTGCCGGAGGATGTATAGTAATCCTTTCCGTTGTAAATTCCCTCGTTTTTTACAACACCGTCAAACAGATCATTCAGCCATTGCTCATACTCCTTCTGGTTTACCTTGTCGCGGATAGCTTTGTTGGTGGCATCCCTGTCCACTTCCTCCGTCACAGTCTCCGTGTTACCGACCAGATATTTCCGCGTATCCAACATATACCGCGTCTTTGCCGCAACGGTTTCTGCATTTACCACATCAGCCGCATCCTTTGCAGGAAGCCCCAGCTTTTCGTAGTATTTTTGCAGCGCGGCATTCAGCGTTTCGCCGTGTTCCTTAAACCACAGTTTTCTTGCCGCAATAGGCGTCTCGCCGCCCTTTGCGCGGAAATCATTTACAACGCCGTCTCCCAACTCACGGATCAAGAACGATGCCATTTCCTGCTGGTTGTCGTCCATGCGTGTGACTTCGCGCTTTATTACATTCTCCACGGCACCGCGCCCAGTGTCTTCGAGGTAAATGTTCATCACGCGCGGATCATCGCGCATAGCCCCGACAATTTTATCTACGCCGCCCTTCCGGTTCAGCTCATCCTCCAGCGTGTTTGCCGCGGAATATAAGGGGTCTGCAAAGCTCCTGCCTTTCGCCCGCTCCATGCGGTAAAACAGGTCGTGGATTTTCTTGGCGGATTTCTCATTTACCTCGTACTCAATTTGCGGGGCAGTTGGTGTCCATGCATCGTAACCGTATACCTTGTTGCTGCGGAACAGCTGCGGGTCAATGGTATCCTTGCTGAACACAAACGAAATATCGCCGTACTCGCCGTGACCTTCGTCTGCCTTTACGATAGCAATACTCGGCATAGGCAGTCCACCCAGTTTTGCGGCGTCCAGCAGATTTTTCTCCGTCAGGTTATGCAGCGCCAGCAGGTTTTTTGTCTCCTCCACAGGCGCTTTCAATGAAAACTGCGGCTTGACATTCTCGCCATCGGTGAGTATACTGGTACCAGAAGCATTCCCCCGCTGAGCGCCGGAGTTTCCGGAAGAGCCGTTAATTTGGGGAGTGCTTCTTTCTTGCATTTCCCCGATATTGTAGACAATGCTCCCATCCTTACCCAGCGCAACGGAAATGCGCGTTCGATAATACTTTCCGTCAAAATCCATGAAATATGCCGTTCGATAGTTCCAGCCGTCTTTTGCCATGTCACCGTGACGCCCGCCAAAGTCAAGGACAGTCTTTCCTCCGCGCTCAGAAACCTTAATGAGTTCGTCGATGTGCGCAGCCGCATTTGCTTTACGTTCAAATGCTTTTTCATCCAGCGTTCGACCATTGTTGTCGTAAATGCTACTCAGCTTCCCGGCAGATTTACTTGTCAGGAGGAGAACATCGCCGTCCTCGGCAATCAGGCGAACATCCTCGTGATTGCGGATTTTGCCGTTGATATAGCTTTCCAGCTGTTCACTCCACGCCTTGGGATCGTTGCCAAATAACACTTGTCTGTCCGCCTGAACGTATTTCATGCCATTGGGGAACTGCTTGATCTGATACTTTGCACCGTCGCCCTCACCGGCGGCGGTTTTTGCTTTCTCCGCCTGCCGCTCCGCCGCGTCAAAGGCCACCTGCCATTGCTTGGCAATGTTTTCCAGCTCGGCAAAGTCCTTGCCGTATGCCTCCTGCGCCGCCATGTCGCGGTATTTGCCGGTGAACGCAGTTTTGACCTTGGCAAGAAACTCCTTCAGGCTGTCCAGCAGCTTCTGCGCCGCCGTCCGGTTTTCCTTGGAGAACTTGGCAAACAGGTCTGCGTCGTCCAGCATATCACCGGCGAAGTCCGCCGCAAGTTCGTCCATCACCTCGTCACGCGTCAGCGTCACGCCCTCCTGCTCCGCCGTCTCCATGTACCGCTCCACGATCTCCGCCTCTGTGTCCGCGCCGTTTTCGCGCATCTTGTACTCCACCGCCGACTGCCGGAACTTCCGGTATTCAGCGGGGGACAAGTCCTGCATCCGGTGGGTGATCTCATGTGCGGTCACGTTCAAAAGCGGCTTGCCGCTGTCAGCGGCGATCTGGATGAGATTCTGCTCCTTGATGTACTGGCCGTTGGCTCTGCCGCCCAGCACCTGATCCACGATCTCGATCCGGACGCCCAGCTTCTTGCCCCATGTGTTCAGCGTGGCGGCGGTGTCCTTCTTTGCTGCGATCAGATACCGACTGTACTCGTTGTCCGCCAGACCGGCACCCGCCGTGGTTGTCACAGATGCCACCTCCGCGTTCTCCCGTGCCACTTGCGCCCGTGCGTCCTCCAGCCCAGCATTGTACGCCGCGTACCGCTGCTCCGGCGTCAGCATCGCCGCGTACTTGCCCTTGGCCTTGTCCGCTTCGATGCCGTTCAGTCCCGCGTTGTACACGCTGGAAAATCCTGCATACAGGGAAGGTGCGTCCTCTGCCGTCCGGCTCATTTCCTGATACGCCTTTTGCCCGTTTTCCAAAAAGCCGCCTACGCGCTTCTCTGCGCGTTTCTGCACAGCAGGGGAGGGAGGTGTAACCCTCTGCGTTTCCTGCGTCACCTCGCGGCTTGCAAGCCCCGCAATGTCCCGTTTTACCTGACTGATCGGCTTGTCCGTGTCCAGTTTCACGCCGGTGCGCTGCTCCAGCACCTCCACCGCCACCGGGTCACGGGCGATAGCCGCCGCCTGATTGCCGGTGATGGTCTCGCCCCGCGTCACAGCCTCCACCGCCTCCGCAGACTTTGCGTTCATCTCCGGCGCGGTGTTCTGCTGCACATCTCGGTTGTACTGCGCTTTTGCTGCGCCATACGCTACACGGTTGGCAAGGGTATTCACGCCCATTGTGCCGCCGGACAGCAATCCGCCGACGATAGCGCCTCCAGCAAACTCTTCGGCAGCGGTTCCCGGATCAAAAATCGCGTTTTCGTTTACGCCAAAATACGGATTATCGGCATCATATACCGCATTTTGCAGGGACCGGTCGATGATGCCCTGCAGCACCTCCTCCTCGCCTTCGTCCAGCATGGTGTTCACCAGCGTCCGCCACGCCGCCTGGTTTGCCACCTTTCCTGGCAGGTTTTGGATACCGCCGCTGATCTCGATCTCCGCCCCCAGCAGCGCGTTCCCGATGGCGTACAGCGCGGCCCGTTTATCATCTACGCCCTCCGTCTTTGCGTCGTTGTAGCTGTGAGAAAAGATCTGCGCCGCGCTGGAGAGATAGTTGGGGTCCTTGGCCCGTGCAGCCGCCACATTCTTCAGCGTCTGCACCAGCGCGGGGGAACTCTTGGCCGCCGTCTGCGCTGCCAAGGTGCCCGCCTTTGCCGCCGCGCTGGTGCCGCCGGAGGCGAAGGCGATGGCCAGCGAGGGCAGCGCCTCCACCGCAGACGCCAACAGATTCTCCCCCTTCTCCGCATACTGGCCGCCCTTGGCGGTGTTTTCCGCGTACTTCTGCTGCAGCCCCTCCTGTTCGAGGGCAATATTTTCGTCCCATGCGTTGAAAAAACCGCGCTCGTTCATCGGTGCGATATTGCCAAACAGCGCGTTCCAGCCCTTGGCCACCGTGCGCTCTCCAAAGGCCAGCGGCGTGGTCACATCTCGTGCGATAGCCGAAAGACCCATGCTTCCCGCTTTCAGCAGGCCCTTTCCATAGTTGTACCCCTTGTTGGCCTGCTTGTCCGCACCATAATTCCCCGCGCCAAGGGCGGAAATATTGTAGTCGTTTTGCCTTTTGGAGCTGAAATATTCCTTGTTGGCCTGCATTGAAGCCTTGTCCGTATGCCATGCAACGCCGTCAGAGGAGCCTTTGCTCGTATCAACACCGACATATGTGGCCTTTGGGCCGCGCTTTTCCTGCGCTGCAGAGGGGCCAAGCGTTCCGGTATATGTTACTTTTCGCTTTTTCCCGTTTCGTTCGGTATTCCCAACGTAAGTTACCTTCATACGGCCTCCTAATCAGAAACGTTAAAGCCCATTTTCTTAATATCCTGTTTTTGTTTCGGGCTAAGATCATCCCACACAGATTCTACCAACTGCGCCGCCCCCTCGGCATCCCCGGCATACAGCCGCCCACTTATTGTTCTCTGTATGTCGCTGAAAGAAGCAACGCCGCTGCCTGTCGCCTTTACCTTGTTTCCGGAATTTTCGATGCGCGGCCCGGTCCCTGCGGTAAAATCAAATTGATAATCCGCAGAATTGTTCTTCGTCTGCGCTGACGACCTTGCCGCTGCCTGCGCTGCTGCCTTCTGCGCGTTATAATCAGCCAAGCTGTCCCTGTACCGGTCATATTCGTCGTTGGCCAGATTACGGTACAGGTTGGCGTTGTCCAGCAAATCGCTTCGATCCTGCGAGTACATCTGCCGCGCTACCTCCTCCAGCTGTGCCATGTACTGGTTGTACTGCTGCTGCGCCGCCGTGGTGGCATAGCTGGAGGCAAGGCCGCCGGTGCGGCTGGCCACCTGCCCAAGAACGTCCTGCATGCTCATCCGCCCGTTATTCCCGTACCGGTCAGCCAACGCCTGATACTGACTTCCCTTTGTCCAGTCATCATAGTTCATGCTGATCAGCTGTTTGGCCAACTCATTCAGCGTGTCCATGTACTCGCTGTTGTAGGTGGGCAGCTCGTCAATGCTGGCGGGGAGGGTTACCTGCTGATTCGATCCGTAAGATCCGCCGCTGGATGCCCCGCCTCTGCCGATATCCGTCGGCAAGAAGGCAATGCCTGCGCCGCCACGGATCGCCCCGGCAAGAACAGCATCCGGGGAAAGCCCGCTCGGTGTTCGCGGAATAGCGCCGGTAATCGCCCCAGTTACCGCTGCGGTCGGTCCCGTGGTTGAATAGTTCCGAGGTGCCGCACCGGAAACGGCCCCTGCAATGCTTGGCGTGGGCGTTATGGTGCTCCGGGAGCCGTTGATGTTGCCAATGTTGTAGGGGCCGACCCCCCAAGATTTCTCAATGGCATTTGCCAAAGACGGCAGTGTGGTTTTTTTCTTCCCAATATCGTCGTATTTTTTTCTGATATCCATTATGTGCCCTCCGTGTTGTTGTTTTCCAGTGCCGTCACGCGCTGTTCCAGTGCCGTCACGCGGCCAGCCAGCGCAGTTTGGTCATTGCTCAGTGTCGTAACGCTTTGCAGCAGTGCAGATATGCTGGCACTGTGGCTGTTCACTGTGCTCTGCAATGCGGACACTGTGTTTTGAAGCGCAGTCAGCAAAATGTAAATCTCGGCACTGGAAACGCCTGCCGCACTGACTGTTTTGCCAACATTACTGATGGCCCAATCTGTCCGCTGACACATATACCTGATATAATCCTCGATGATTTGGAACGCAGTCTCAGGGTCTGATTTTGGTATAGCGTTTAGGCTCTCCGGAAATACGATCACGTCACATCACTCCCCAAAATAAATTCTCTGGATATACCGAGAACCGCGCACGGGCCTTTTCCCTCCAACCGAAGCTCAAATTTATCGCAACGGTTTGCAGCAAACCGCATCCGCGTCACATTGACCTCGCGTCCGATCAGTCTTCCGCACTCCTTCCACGGCTTTCCATCGCAGCGCATTTTGACGATCACATAGCTTCCCACCGGCAATTCCACCCGCATCAGCATCCGCGAATACGCTTTTTTCCCGTTCAGCGTTTCATACATCGGCGCAAATTGCACCATCCACATCTGCGTCTGCGGCGTTTCCTCTCCATCCAGCAGATAAATGTTTCCGCTGTCGTCCAGCATATAAAGCTGCCGGCCCAGCCGCGCAAAATCTACCGCCTTTGTCTCGTCCTCAAGCACCCAAATGCCTGTTTTGGTCTCGTACACCATCAGGCGGCTTGTGTCACCGTCTTTTACGCTCAGGTAATATCTGTCTCCGTCGTTTCCTGCCACCGCGTCCGAAAAAACTTTTTCGCCGAAATTCTCGCTGATCAGCGTGGGCGTACCGCCGGAATAGGCGTACACCCCGTGAGGCCCTTTGTAAAACAGCGTGTCGTTAATGACCTGCTGGCTCTTGTGACACCCATCTTGCAGACCTTCCAGCTCGTAAGTGTACATGGAATATTCTGCCGGATAGCCGCCCAGCATTTTGTGCAGTTTTGTTTCCTTCCAAAACAACACGGAAGAGCTGAGCTTGCAGCATCCTGTAAATTTTCCATCCGTGCCGACCGCCAGCGTATAGGAATCCGTTGAAAGTCCTTCGTACACATAAAAGTTGGTGGGGTCTCCCAGCGCACTGGCGTACAGTGTCTGTGTTGTACTGTTGCACCCCCATAACCGGTTTTCGCTTTCGCAGATAAAATCAAGATCCGGGATTTTTCGCTCTATCTTGATGCTTGTGCTGGTTTCCGTCGCCTCTGTAAAGGTATTGTCCGCCACGGTGATTTCCTTGGCAGTGACGGCTTTGATCACAAAATCCTTGTTGTTCGCGCTCTGGGTCACACAGCCGGATAGCGTAACGCCGTCGCCCGCCTTGAAAAGCGTTGTCAGGTCCGTCCACCCGCTTACCGTCATCTTATTCTTCGTAAACTTGGCTTTGCTTCCCGTCACCGTCGCCGCCAGCGGCTTTATTTTTTTGGAGTTAATATCCAGATACACCTTGTCCGGCCATATCACCATCTTCGTGTTGATCACGGCGAACTGCTTTTGCCCTGCTGTCACTGTCCCGATCTTTTTCCCATCATACAGCAGAGATGTCCCCTGTACCACGACCAGTTTCCCCCATGCCGTCATTGCCGTGGCGTTCTTATAGGGGTCTTTTTTCACGCGGCCTTTTCGCGTGGTAATATAGGGCCACCGTCTGGCAGACACATTCAGGCTATCCCGTAAATCGCCGTCTTTCAGCGCATCCGACCAGTTGATGCCGCGCATCTGTACAATATCCACTTTGTTTGGCCGCAGATCATACGGCAATTCCGGCATTCGCATCACATCACCTGCACACTTCCGCCATACGCAGGGCAGTTGTTCCGCCGCCACCACGCCAGCGCCTCACCCAGCGCCTCGTCATACACGGCTTTGTCGTTGCCGTACAGCGCTGTTTCGTTGTTGTAGTAGTCAATTTGGCTGCACAGATACAGCACATATACCCGGTCATAGGGGGAAGGGAGCAGCAGCTCCCCGTCCCCCGTGGGCCAGTCGTGTACGCGAGATTCTGTGCATATCCGTTCTGCGATCTCCTTATCCAGTCCCATCACCCACGCCGCCTTTTGCTCGTCGCTGATGGTATTCATCCGCAGCTCATCCGCCTTGGAGATCGTTCCCGTTACTGTCATGCCGCACCTCCTTACTCCCCCAGCAGCTTGCCCCAGGTGCCTTTACCGGCGATACCGTCCGCACCAAGCTTGTACTTGGTCTGGAACTTCTTCAGCGCCGCCTCGGTGCCGCCGCCGAAGTCTCCGTCCGCACCGGCAGAGCCGCAGGAGAACCCGTAGGCGATCAGCGCCGCCTGCAGCGTCTTGACATCCGCGCCATCCATGCCGCGACGCAGCACGCGCACAGCCACAGAAACCGTTTCGGCAGGTGCAGGTGACGGGGCTGGCTCCGCATCATCCCTCGCCGCAAACGGCACGTCCAGCGCCGCGCAGAGGCCCTTGGCGATGGTCTCACCGATGAGCGTCGTATGGTTAATAATCCACTCCGCGATGTGGACCACATCGTGGAAATCTACCTCGATGTATACCGTTGGCGCGGCGGGGTGCTTCACCTCGTACAGGCTTGGATAAGCGCGAATAACGTCCGGCGCACCCGGCGTCACGGGTCCCAGTACATCCATCACAGCCTTACACGCCTTGTACCCTGCGCTTGCCTTATCGGAGCTGTAGCAGAACAGATGCGTACCGCTGGCCTTTCCGTTACAGGCGTTGGAATGGATGGGGACGTGCAGGTCGGCCTTGAAGCGGTTGGACGCCGCCACACGGTTCTGCATGGTGTCGTACTGCCCCAGCATGACCTCCACACCGGAGCGCTCCAGAGCGGCCTTGCAAGCCTCGGCAATGCGCCCGCACTGGATGGCCTCTGTGGTGTTGCCCACCGCATAGCTGTTGCTTCGCTGGTCGCTGGGGGACAGATACACCCTTTTAGTCATTGCTGCCAGCCTCCTTGTGGTACTGTGCCGTGCTGATGCACAGCACCGCGCCGAGGAACGTGTCCACGGCGGTGATAGTGGTCACCACCTCGTCGGCATAGGGCCACGCCCATACCGCCGCCAGCGCCGCGTACAGCGTGGCCACGGCGGGCATAACGATGATGACCAACCACTTGAGGATGTCGTATACCTTGTTGTTCAGCTTCATAACAAATTCCTTTCCGGCCTGTCGGCCTGTTCCATTTTTGCCTCACCGAATGGGCAGCGTCCGAACTTCCTCCATGACGCGCCGTGCGCTGCCGTTGCCGCCCATCTCCTCATACGGCTCATAGAGATACACCTGCAAGTTCTCATACTCGTCCTGTGTGACGTAGCCCCGCTCGATGTACACCATGCCGAGGTGGATGATGCGGTCGTGGGCAAGCCCCACCAGCATCTTCCGCTCCGCATCGTCTGCCTTGCTGCGCTTGGCCGTCAGCTCCATCCGCTTGAGGATCACCTTGCTCACCACGCCCCACAGGGCGGTGGAGGTCAACAGTGCCACAAGAAGCGGCACCGCCACCTGCGTCCACACTTCCATCAGGTCACCTCCTACAACTCGGCGCTGAGCACGATCTGCGCCCCTTGCCGCAGGAACAGGGCGTAGGTCTCGCCAGCCGTCAGGCCGCTGGACGTAAAGAGCAGACTTCGCATGCTGCAAGCCCCGCCGGTCTGCATCGCCCAGCCGCCCGTGACTCTGGTGATGCCCTTCACGTCGCTGGACGTTTTGCCCGCCTTGAAACGCGATACGCCGCCGGTGGGGATGGTGGGCGTGGGCGATATGCGCATTGGCACAGCCAGTGGGATGGGTACCCACAGGTCGACGGTGTTGTTGGCGTACCCGATGGCCACGCCGTTGCTGGAGGTGTCGTAGGGCGTGGAGATGATCTGGAGATAGCGCATGCACTTGGTCAGCTCCTCGCCGTAGTCGGGCATCTCGTTCAACACCCACGCGCCGCTGCTGTTCTGATGGGTCAGCGTCTGCTCTGTCCCCAACTCCAGTTTGACGGCCACGAGTTTTTCCCCCGCCGCCGTGACTGTGACCGTCTTGTTTGCGCTGTTGTAAGTCGGCACCACCTCGCCCACTCCGGCCTGCGTCAGGGCAGATGCCGTCACCGTGCCGACCGGCGCGGTCTCCAACACCTGCTGCATGGTTCCGTTCAGCGTGATGCCGTCCGTGTTGATCGTCACGCTGCCGCTCACCAGCTTCCAGCGGTCCAGAAAATACCCTGCGCTGCTGATGGTGCCGCTGACGTCCCGCTGGTTCACCGGATTGCCGAAATACCAGTTGTCCAGCAGGTTCCGGTTGCAGGGCTGCACTTTGGTAGCGATGACGCTGCCGCTGATGGCGATACCATCTCCCGCCGTATACGGTGCAGGTGCGCCGATGTTTGACCGAGCCTGCGCCTTCTGGGCATCGGTCAGGGTTTGCGGGGCATTGTACTTGACGGCGTTTTGTACATCTGCAAGGTCGCGCCCAAACTGCGCCTCAGAGCCGACATAGCCACTGGCAGATGCCGTTTCGTATGCGCTTTTCCCGTCAGCCCCAGGGTCGCCCTGCGCACCGGGCGCACCGTCCTTGCCGGGAAGCCCTCGTTCGCCTTGTTTTCCTTCTGCACCGGCTGGGCCTGTCGCGCCCTGCGCGCCAGCTGGGCCGACCACCAGTCCCAAATCAATTTCAGGCATTTTTGTTCCTCCTTACACTGTCAGTATTAAATGACCGGCGCTGTTAATGGAGAGATTCGGCGGTACGTTCCCCGTATAAGACAGGATCAGATGTCCGGTCTCATTGATCCGAAAACCATACATACCATCCGCCTCTACCACTGCGCCAGCTGGGCCGGTATCTCCCTTTTCGCCGGGCGCACCGTCCTTGCCGGGCGCACCGTCTTTGCCGGGTGCGCCGGCCTTGCCGGGGATGCCCTGTTGCCCGGTAGCTCCTGTCGGGCCGGTTTTTCCTTTTCCGCTGATGCTGCTTTTGTAAAAGCTGCCGCTTTCCGGATCCCATAGCATCCAGTATCCGTCCCCGCCTAAATATGGGTATTTCACAACGGCGCTTTCCGCCTTTGCTGCGGACTGTCCGGCTGAAACGGCGTCACTTTTTGCTGAAACGGCATCTTGTCTGGCGCTTTCCGCGCTTGCCGCCGCTTTCGTTTCGCTTTCTCTTGCGGCATTGGCGTTATATGCCGCGCTGATTTCACTTTGTTTGGCGGCATTTTTGCTTTTTTCGGCATCTTCGGCGGCGGATCGTGCATCCGCTATCGTTCCGATGATCGCTTCGATCTGTGTCTGCATCTGCGCTGCCTGTGTAGGCGGCACATCCTGTTCCGTTTCTGCGCTGCCGCTCCACTTGCTTTCGCCCACCGTAAAGGTGCCGTATACCGCCGTAGTCGCCCGTGCCTCTTTGCCGCCGGAAGCCTCTGCGCCCTTGATGGCAAGCGCCATATCTCCCGCGTACTTTTTCGCTCCATTCGGCACCGGCACAAGGTAGACATTGGTGGTGCCGCTCTCCAGCATTTGTGCAGCCAGCAGCACCTCCACGGTGTTCTCGCCCAGCGCGTCGCAGAACTGTACCGTTTTTGCCAGCCCATCCCACATAGGCGAGAACTCCATCCGAAGCACCACATCGTTGTGGCTTCCCGCCGCGCCGATCAGCACCTTGTCACCGGCGATGTATTCATTCTGTATTTTCAGCGGGATCGTTCTTGTCATGTTTCACGTCCTTTCTGCTGAAAGACGGCGCAGCAAGTCAAAAAGGAAGCGCCCCTCTTGCCTTGCTGCGCCGTGTCACAGCCATTTTCGTGTCTCGCGGTAGTATGCAGTTGTCAATTCAGCTGCGCCTTGACCGCCTCATATTCCCGGCTCTTCTGCTCCAGCATCTCCGCCGTCGCCGCGTCCTGTGCCATAGAGCGGCGGATGATGTTGTACACCTCGCGGGGAATGCGGACGTGCTTGCCGCGCTGGATGCGGTACACCTTGCCGTTCCAGCCCACCACGATATCGTCCTTGTACCGATCATCATCCTTGAACGCCCAGAACGGCACCATGCCGTCGTCGGAGGCTTCCCCTGCCGCCATGCCGCGCATAACGGCCTCTGCTGCTTTCGCGGCCTCCTTGGCATCCTCAGCCTCCTTCTTGGCCTGCGCCAGCGCCTCATTGGCTGCTGCCAGCGCCTTTTCCATCTCCTCCGGAGTTCTCTGCTTCTTGTTGTCAGCCATGCTCATTCCTCCTTGCATTTTTGGTATGCGGAGGGGGATGACCCCCTCCGCGTTACCGTCAGTTCATCGCGCCGCTCTCAAAGGTAGAGGCGGATTCGATGCGCACCATGTACTGCTCCACCAGACGCTCCGCCACCTTGGTCAGCTTCCAGCCTGCGGTGGCACGCTGGTTCAGCGGGTCAGCCGTACCGGAGGAACCCAGCTGCTTGACGATGTGCTGCAAGCCGCCGCCCTCCAGCTCCGTCACGCCGTAGGCGTCTGCGCCGAGGATCAGGGTAGAGTACACATCGCGGCCATTTGCGCCGCCCTCGCCGGGATAAATCACGGTGCTGGCGGCAGGCGTAGTGGCAGGCGCGGTCTTCACGGTGATGGTGGCAGCACCGGCAGCACCGGCAGCAGCGGACGCCACCTCCAGCAGCTCGCCGCCCACCAGAATGTCTCTGCCGGTCAGCGCCTTGGCCTGATTGGCGGAGAGCTTTTCGGTGATGGTAATGACCTTGCTGGCCGCGCTCTTCACTGTCAGGTTGCGGGCGCTTGCCTCGCCGCCGTCCTCGATCTTCAGGGGGGCGGCGTGGAAGATCTTGGCCTCGGTGGTCTCCACAAAGCGCACACCCTCGATCTTGCCGATCTCGCCCTCGTAGATGCCATCGGGGTCGGAGTAGGTCTTCACATCCACCCACTTCTTGTCGTTCATCAGGTCGTAGGCGGTGTCGGGATGGATGATACCGGCAAAGTATCCGTTGATCTTCTGAGCGTTCATGACCTTCAGGGCGCGTACAGCCTTGCGGATGTCGTCCACCGTCAGGTATTTGTTGTTCTCGGCGGTGCTGTCGCCGCCTACCAGCTCAGAACGGTCTTTTGCGCCACCGGCGTACACCACGTTGGTGCCGCCAGCCAGCACCTCGCGGGTGATGGTGTCGGCGGTACGGCCTGCCTGAGATGCCAGCAGGCGGGTGGCCTGCACCAGGTTGTTGTCGATGGCCGTCAGCTCCAGAATATCGGACAGCTCGATGTAACCGCCGTACTGCTTGATGGTGGCGCGGATCACGCCCATGCTCATCTTCTGACCGGCGGGGGTCACACCTTCGGTCAGAGGCACCAGCGCCTTGGGCAGACTGTCGTACTTTCTGAACTCGATGGTTTTACCGCTGTTCTTGGGGATGGGGTGCTTCTGGCCAAACTGGTCATGGATCAGCTCCGGCTCGGCGAGGTTGATGAGGCGCATAGAGTAATACACCTTCATCTCGTCGCTCAGACCGGGGTCCAGCGTGGTATTGGTATATGCGTCAAACAGGTTCAGCACCACCGGCATCAGGAACAGGTCGTTGTAAATTTTGTTCATGTAATAGCTCCTTTCCGCATATCGCAGCGGAGCCGTAAGTCAAAAGGAAATGCGCTCGCCTCTTGCTACTCTCCGCTCGATCTCCTCAAAGTCCGCTCTCGTCAGCTTCGAGGGATCCGTCTTTGTAACAAACGCGCTGTTGGAGCTGGTGCCGTTCTCACTGGGACGATTGCCCTTGGCCCGGACGTTGTCGGCCACCTTCTTCTCCGTGCTGGCGGCAGCGGCCTGTACCGCGTTGCCCATCAGCTCGTCAAAGTGCAGCACCTTGTAGGCGTGCTCCATCGGTGTACCGGCTTTCAGCAGGTTCACAAACTCGTCGTTTTGCAGTTCCTGCACAAGGTCAAAGTTCTGGTACATGGGATTGCCCCTCATGGCCTCCGCCTCCATGTACCACTTCTCGCTCTGCGCCCGGATCTGCGCCTCCTGCTGATGCATCTGCTGGCCGCGAAGCAGCTCGGCGTTCTCCCGCCGCAGACGGCGGAACTCCTTGTACTGCTCCTCGCTCATGCCCGCCTCCTCGGCGGCTTCACTCCAGTAGGCGTGGTCGTTGTCCACGGCCTCCAGCAGACGCTTTGCGTCCCCGTCCGCGATGCCGTAACGCTCCATCAGCGTATCCAGCACCGGCTGGTAGGACTGCATCCGCTTCTCCGTCTCCCGCGCCTCCTTGAAGCGCCGGTCGATCATCCGCTGTGTCTCCTGGGTGTACAGGTCCTTATACTCCCCATTGATCAGCTCCCGGAAAGCCTTTTTCTTGGCCTCCAGCGCGTCGGACGTGGTCTCCACGTCCTTCACCTTATCATCAGTCCCGGCGTCGGACTGTACTTCCGTCTGGCTCTCCGCCTGTTTGCCGTACTTGACGTTGGCCAGTGCGCCCGATTTGCTCTGGCGGGTGGTACCGGAGCTTGCCTGTGTCTCGCCCTGTGCGGTGGCAGCTGTCGCCCCATCGCTGCCCTCGCCGTCAAAGAGGCCGAGGGAAATCTTGTAAAGGTACATATCTGTTCCTCCTTTGATTCGCGGGCATATCGCTCCCGTGCAGCGCTCCCCATCCACCCTTGCGGCGGGCGGCGGCTCGTTGCCGCCGTCACACCGCGCAGGCAGGGAGGAAGTATCTATATCATAGAAAGGGGGCGCGGTCTCCCGCACCCCTAAAACGAAAAATATTTTTATTTTTTTTCGATTTTTACGGAGATCGCCTCCGGCTTTGCCATTTCCAGCTGCAAAAAGCCGATTTTAAGCAGGTCATACAGCCACCTCCCGCCGTGCCAGCGCAGGTACGCATCCCCGCTGTCCAGCCGTTCCAGCACCAGCTCCGCCTCCTGCGTGTTGTGCAGCCAACCCGCCGCCGTGTACAAAAGACAGCTTACCGCCGCACACACGTCAGGGTATCCCGTGGCGTGTCCCTTGCACCTCACGGAGCAGCTGTCCCCGTGATGCAGTGTTACCTCCGTCATAGGCTGGGCGTGCTCCGCTTTGCCAATGCCTGCCCGTAGCCGGTCATAGGCGTCTGCGCCTCCATGATGCCGCTTGCAAGCTGGCTTGTGGCCTCCGCAGGTGCGCCGCCGCCAGTCTGCGCCGGTGCATCGCCAGTGCCCTCCTGCGGCAGGATAGCGCCCGTCAGCATGGAGATCTGCGCCTGCATCTGCATCAGCATATTCAGCAGGGTCTGCCCCTGCATCACCTTTTCCCGCACGGTCTGGATGCCCTCAAAGTCCATCATCTCCAGCGCCGTCAGACTGGCCTGCGCGTTATCCGGATTAAAAAATCCCAGGGAGTACAGCTCCTTGGCCCGCTCGTTCTGCTCCATGCGGGAAAAGGGATTCTTTTTCTGCGCCTTGATTTTGAGGTCAAACACCGGCTTGCGGTACATTTCGTTGCCCATCGTATCCAGCCCGGTCACCTGATCCTGCAAGCCCGCGTTGTCGAAATCTACGAACTGATACTCGTTGCCCTCGCCGGTAATGCGGAAGCTGCGGCTCACATCGTAAAACTGCCGCATCAGTTCCACGCACAGCGTGTTGATCTGGGTGTAGGCACGGTAGCTGGCGGAGATCATATCCCGGCTTGCCTTGTTTCCGGCCTCCTGCAAGGCGGCAATCGCCGCTGCCGCCGTCACGTTGGAGGTGCCGCCGGAGTTCACGTCGCGGTTTGCCGCCGTGTCCTTCATTTCCTCAATCTTCATCTGCGCCACCGTGACGTAGATATCACTGAGCGGCTGGGTGACGATCTCCTTGATCCTCTGGTCGCCGATCTCGCCGTTGACGTGTACCAGAGGGCGGTTCCAGTCGATGAACTCCTGCTCGTTGATGGCCGTACTCTCCGACACGAAAAAGCGCTTTTTGGTCGCCATCATCGCGTTTTCCAAAATGTTGGCACTGAGCTTGTCGATATACAGCTGGGGGTCTTTGCAGATCGCCACATAGCCAAAGCCGATAGGCGTACCCTTTTCCGGGTACATCACGTCCAGCACAACAGGGTACATCCCGTGGTCGTAAAAGCCCCGCTCTCGGTATTCCGGATCGTTCTCGCTGGCATACAGCAGGGTAGACCCCACAAACTTGATGTAGTGCAGCGCCGTCCTGCCGCTGGGCGTCTTGACCTTGTAATACCAGTCCACCACCACGCTCTTTTCGCTGGTGTCCACGGTGTCATCGTAGATGTATTCTTTTACGTCCACGACCTTGCCCTTTTGCTTGCCCCTGAGCTGGGGGTACTCGCTGTCCAGCAGGTCGTTGTCCACCAGATCCACGATAAATAGATTCCGGCTCTTCTGGATGTCCGTGATCCCCGGCTCCCAGAACAGGTTCAGCAGGTCGATGTTCCGGATCTCAATGTCGCCCAGCCCGTTGTCCTTCCGGCTGTCCCAGAACACACCGTACACCGCCGTGCCGTGCTTAAGCTTTTCCCACCAATTGTCGGAGTACACCTGCTCAAAATGGTTGTACTCCTGCACCACCGGCAGGATCTGGCTCAACGTCTTGGCGCTCTGCTCGTCGCTGCGCTCACGGGGCAGCACCACCGGCTCCGGGTAGTTGTCCATCGCGTCCGCGTGCTTGTTTTGGATGGTGTTAAACAGCCACGCCGACGTAGGCTTTGGCTGGGGAGGGGAGGAGAGGACTTCCTTGCCGCTCTTGTCCACCAGCTTGGCTTTACTCTGACCGATGCCCTCCCAGTGCCGCAGCTCCCACCACAGCTCATCGTTGACCACCCGGCTTTCCAGATTGCCCTTGCCGTTTTTGTACCGCGTCAGCAGGTCGATACCGCGCTCCACGTCCTTTTCCGTAATGGTAGGCGTGTCGTCCGTCCGCTCCAGCAGCATCGCCGCCATCTCCGGCGGCATACCGTCCTCCGGCACAATGCCGGGGATGCCGTATCTCTCCATATCCTTTTCCCCCTCAATAGGTCTGATAAAATGCGTACCGGCTGGGCCTGTACTCGTCCTCCGTGTCCAGCGGCGAATAGGGCCGCTCCACGATGTGCCCCATATCTCTTGGCCCGATAGGGTTTTTCATACAGACGTACCGCAACTGGTCGTAGATATGATCTTCGCCGTCCGTGTCGATGTCCTCCACGTCTGTCTGGTCATAGACCAGGTTGGGCACCGTCCGGATAAAGTTTTTGCAGGTGTCGAACACATACAGCATCGGTACACCGTCTCCGTCAAACGCCAGCCGGTGGTGGATCTGCATCTTGCCGTTGATCCGTGCATGGTCGCCCTTTTCAAAATAGACACGCTCCCGTTCCATCAGCGCACCCACGCTTTCCGTGCCGTCGCTCTGCCAGATCGCCGGGTCGCCCACGCGGTGTATGTCCCGCCCCCGCAGGTTGGGATCATCCGCCTCGATGCGCCTTATCTCCTGCGCCACCTTGGTCGGCTCCCACATCACGCCACGGTTTGGCGTCCCGTTGCAGCCGTAAAACTCCCGGATATGGTACATCCGCCTGTTTCTGTCCACCGCGTACCATCCCACGGAAAAGGGGCGGGAATAGCCCCAGTCCAGCCCGCACCAGATCACCCAGTCCTCCGGTATCCGAAACGGCTCAATGACGTGGGTGTTTTTCCTGTCCAGATAGTGCTCCCGGTCGTTTTTCCACTCCGTAAACACCTGACCCTCGAAGCTGTCCCAATTTCCGTACAGCAGGGCATTCCGCTCCGCTTCCGGCATACTGGCCAGCCGCTGCACATACAGCGGGTCATTTTCCATCAAAATTTTGTTGTCAAACACAGAGGATGGCACAAATATCCGCTGCTGCTGCCCCGTGTGCTTTTTCCCGTCCGGCGTATACCACACCGCCTCCTCCGTGATGGGCTGCATCGGCGGTGCCGCCGTGATAAACCGCTCCTTGACCCAGCCATGCCCAATGTTGCCGGGGTTTGCGGTGGAGCGCATATAGACCCGTGTCCCCGCCCCGTTGGGACGATTACGGGATTTGAGGTAGTCGTATTCTTCCTGCGTAAAATGCGTCAGCTCGTCAAAAGCGATAAAGTCATACGCCTGCCCCTGATACTGGATCTTGTCCTGCGGACGGTTCATGCTGCCAAACACAATCTGCGCGCCGGAGGGGAAACGCCATGTGTGGTTGCTGCCGTTGTACCGCGCCTTTGGATACGCACGGGGGTAATAATTCAACGTCTTGTCGATCAGCTCCCGCAGCTGGGGGAACGTCTTGCGCAGGATCAACGCCTTGTACCAGGGGATATGCACCTGCCGCAGCGCCTCTATCACCAGCGCGTCGCTCTTGCCGCCGCCCGCCGCCCCGCCATACAGGGCTTCATACTCCGGCCTTGCCATAAATACGGCCTGCCGCTCCTGCGGCTTCCACACGATTTCAGGCATCCGTCTTTACCTCCGGCATCAGCACCACGCCGATCTCCTGCCGGTCTGTCTCCGGCGCTTTCTCGCGCCACCCAAAATTGCAGCTCAGACTAAACTTTGCGCCGTTCGCGCCGTCACGGTCATACAGCCGCGCCTCTGCGTATTCTTCGCACCGCGCCTTTGCTCGCGTGACCGTGTCCGCGAATTCCGGCCTTGCCTGATAATCAATCAACGCCTGCCGTCCGGTAAAGCCCAATGCCAGCGCCAGCCCCGTGATCGTCGGAGGCTTTGCGTTTATGATGATAGGTATCCCGTACTTATCCCGCACCGCGCATCCGTCGTCCCCGATAAACGGCTCTCCCTCGCATGCCTTAAAGTAAGCGTCAATCGCCGCCTGCATCGCCTTTACGCTTTTCCATTTTCTCGGCGCTCCTGCCGGCATACGCTCACACCCTTTCTTTTTCTGACGCACCGGCCTCCCACCACTGGTCTTTGTCATTGGCACGTCTTTCCCAGGCTTTCGCCACACCCTAATGCTAATTTTTGCGCGTTTTCCCCGTCAGGGCGGAGCCGCCGCCCCGCCCCACAGGGTAGAAAAGAGGGGAAAAGAAATGAATCGGCACGGGCAGGTTGCCCCTGCATATCCAGCATACCTATATGTATATCTCCCGCGCACCCCTCAAACGAAAATTTTTTTATTTTTTCCATTTTCCCTCTTGACATACCACGCAATGCGTGGTAATATATAGACAGATCAAGAAACAGTGCAGCCGCACAGCGGCAGAAAGGGAAATATCATGAAAAAGACTTTTTATTCCGTCACTTACAGCGTATGGGGATCCAGCTTCTCCCGGGAGGCATGGTTTGACAGCAAGTCCGCCGCAGAAGCCTTCGCCGCCCACGATTACCGGGACGACCCGGTGGCCCACACCTACAGCAAGGCGGACAGCATCCGCGCCGCCGAGGATCGCGTGGCCGCTACGGCAGCAGAGCTGATCGCCTGATCGCATTACCGCTTCTGGCGGGGTTGAGCGCATCAGCCCCACCCCATACCCAAATTAACAGGAGGGACAGAACATGGAGATCAACACCCACGGACGGAACATCAACATGGAGGACTTGGCAAAAGCCTCCGACTACACCAAGGGCCTCGGCTCCCGCACTGGGGAGTACGCAGAGATCTTTTACGACAAGGCCACCGGCGAAGTCTGGGGCGCGTACCACTGGGACCGTGAGGAGTGGACGGTCTACCACGACGCTGACGTCATTAAGGTTGGCATCACCACCCGCTACAAGTCCCAGCAGCAGATCGCGGACATGATCGCGGACGCGATGGCGGACTACGAGCAGACAGAGCGCGAGAACGCCATATATCTGGCGGGTGGGACGCAGTCATGACGGCGCTTGACATTTCCCGCGCAGCGTGGTAACCTATTCTCGTCGGATGCAGGAGACGCTTGCATCCGTGGATTGAAAAGGTGAGAAGGACAAGTCCTTCAACTGCGGGAAGAGCACCGGTCACCGGTGCTTTTCCTTTTTCACATTTTCACCTAGGAAAGGATATTAAACATGACAGACAAACTGTTTTGCACCCTTTTCGCCGCAGCACTCGCCGCCGCCGACCGAGACGCTTTTGTTTCCGACTGGTCGCTGTCCTCCGTCTGGGGGGACGCGGACATCCCCGCAGACCGCATCGACCTGCTGGCGCGTCTCTGGGACGCCGCCCACCTGACGATCCGCGACATCCGGCAGCACACCGGCCTGTCCCAAGCAGCCTTTGCTATGCGCTACTGCATCCCCACCCGCACACTGGAGGACTGGGAGCGCGGCGTGAGGAGCTGCCCAGCCTATCTCCGCCTGCTGCTGGCGCAGGCCGCCGGGCTTTATACAAGACCATGACAACTCAAAAAGAGGACACCATGTAGGTGCCCTCTTTTTTCATCTCTCCACATCCTCCGGGAAAAACGTCTCGCGGATGCCCTTGCACTCCGCCACGATATAGCGCCCCTTTGGATGCACATAAACCACCGTCGCACGCCGCACTGGGTACTGCTTTTCGAGATTTCCGGAGCCTGGGAACGGCTCCGGCATCGTCAGAAACCGCGCACGAATCACATCACCCTTCTGCATTGTCCCTCCACGGCGTATCTACGCACTCCGGTTTTCTGCACCGCATTTCGATTGCCCACAAAATGTTCCACGCCGCCGCCAACAGGTGATCTTCGTCCTCCTGCCCGGCCAGATACTTCGCCGCGTGGCGCATGCCGCTGTCCAGCAAACTGCTGGTGGGGATTCCACGGTCTACGTTATGTTCCCCATACTTCAGCGCCCCGGCCTCACAGTGCTTGCTCACCTCGATGATCGCCGCCCACGGGAGAAGATCCATGCGGCCTTTTCCGCTGTGCATATCACGCTGCGCCCCTGTACTAAACGTCGTGCGCTCTCCGCTGTCCTTAATCATGCTTTTAAAATATCAGCCATTGCCCCTTCTCCTTTTCACCACCAACCCATTGCTTCGGCATTTTCTATTTTCAGCATTTTTTCTGACCCTCCATATACTCGTAAATGGACGCACACCGATCCCGGTTGCAGCACTTCACGACGGTATCTCCGCGAGTAATGGCCATCCGTCTCTCCGCCATATCACAAACACTATAGCTTGTCAGCATATCGACCCGTGGCCTTTCGACAACTTCCGGTTCAAAATGCGGGCAGCGGTCACAATACTTGCATACATCAAGCTTAATCATTTTTTCTCTCCTTTCAAATATCTTCAGCACCGACCTCCAGCTTTTCCATCGCCTTCCGGATCACACTGCCGCCGTAGGCATCCTTGGTCAGGGCCAGGAACTCTCGCAGGGTCATGGTGTCGCTGTCCACGTCTATTCCGTGGTCGCGGGCAAACTGACGGCGGCCCATGTCGCAACTCCCGGTAAGGCGGTGATGCCAGTCGTAAAAATACTGCGCAGGGTATGCCCTGCCGTCCTCCGTCGCTTTCAAAAATGCCGCGATGCGCTCCTCCACCGGCATATCTTCAAACAGCTTGTCCCGAAGAGCCTCCATCGCATTTGCCAGCGTTTCGCCGTGGGCAAAGATGTTATCCTGTTTGGCAACGTAGCAGTTCGTGGTGGTCAGGTCGCGGTTCAGGATCACGCCGTGCGCCACGTTCCCCCGCACGTGGCGGAGGATCGTGGGCACCCCGTCGATGGTATACACCGGGTCGCTGTTAAAGGATCTTATGCCGTCGCCGGAGCCGGAGCCGGAGC